GCCCTGTAGTTTCACCTATTAAAGTGATTACAGATTCTATGTCTCCTGAAATATCTGCATTTGGCTGATTCCATAATATTGTAGGAGTAATTTCTTGAACAGTTCCATACTCTATTTTGTCTTCAATTCCTTCTCCTTTTACTACTATTGAACCTTTGAACAGCAAGTCAATACACATTAACTCTTCTCTTCTTGAGATTTGTTCTTCAAATTCGGCAAATGACTCACCTATTTTCTTAGCCTTTTTTTCCTCTGGTGACATTCCTCCGTAGATAGTTTCTCCAGCTGATTTAGTTAAGAAAAGTTCTTGTGCTGAGAAAGTTCTTTTTGGTGCTACTTTTGGAGCACTGTAGTATTTAGACGAATAACTTCTTTTCACTACTTCAGTTCCTGGTATTAACTCAGAAACGAAAGGAGCTACTAATTGTCTACCTTTTCTGTACTCGATTTCCCATTTTGATGTTTCATGAGGATCATGTTTTGCAAAAAACATATCTCTGATAAATGTCTTTGGTTTTATAACTGACTGGTCATATAGTCCTAAAAATTCTAATAATACTGCCACTAATATCTACCTCCTAATTCTTTTACTATTATTCCTTTATCTCTAGCTTTTTTGATAAAATCAGCTTTTACTGTAGCTGCTTTTAATTCAAGCCCTTCGAAAATAACTTCCCCAAACACTACAACTGTAGTTTTAGTCTTAGCTGTAGTTCCATCAGCTGTTTCTAAAACTATTCCAAATAAATCTGTTCCATCAGATAATTCTGCACTTGCATTTACTGCTTGCCCTCTCTTAACTGATTTCCCTTGTGGTACTTCTAATTCCATAACTTTGTGACCTGTACCACTTAATAATTGGTCAACTCCGTACTCATTACCTTTTTCTATAAAGTTCATTTTGTACCTCCTGTCTTTTTATTCATATATTTTAAAATATTAGTAACAGATATTCCAGCAACTGCTCCACTAGATTCATCTTTTAGTGGTGCTACTGGAATTGCTGTTGCTTGACTTTCAGTTATTATATTTTCCAAAGTATTTTTATTTTTTAACTTTTTCAAATTTAATATTTTCAATGCTAAATTTGCTGCATCAATAGGTTCGTTAAACTTTGCTGTATTAATAATTTCATCATAACCCGCTACATCTAAATCTTCTATTTCTTGGATTCTTTTTCTTTCTGAAATAATACCTTGATTTAGAATTTCTTGGTATATTTCAGGATAAGAATTTTTAAATTTTTCAACAGTCATCTCATCTTTTATATTCTTAGGAGATATAGCTGGTCTTGAATTAGGGAAATTCTTAAATTTAGAAATATCAAAGGCTAAACTATTTACTATTAATAAATTATTAACATTTTGAGGTTTTTCCATTTCCCCAACTATTTCATCAATAAAGCCATATTCCTTAGCTTCTTCCGCATTAAACCATTTTTCTTCATCCATAAGAACTGATAATTCTTCTTTTGTCTTATCTTTGGCTTTTGCTAAGTAAGTTTCTAAGATGCTATCTTTCACTTTGTCTAATAAGATTCCTGTCTTTTCTAACTCTTGTTTATTTCCATAAGCCCAAGTTAATGGATTATGTATCATAAATAAAGCATTTTTTGGCATTTTTACAACATCACAAGCACTTGTTATAATAGTAGCTGCACTTGCTGCAAGTCCATCTATATAGGCTGTAACTTTTGCTTTGTGATTTTTCAATGTATTAGCAATAGCCACTGCTGCAAATACACTTCCACCAGGTGAGTTAATATGTAGGTTTATATTTTCAACTTCCCCTAGATTTGCAATATCCTCTTTAAAAGTTTTATCGCAAATATCATCCCACCATTCATCAGAGCCAATAGTTCCGTATAAAATCATATCCGCACTATTTTCTTCTTCATTCTTCATTATGTTCCAAAACTTTGTCTTCATCTTTGGCATTTTCAATAATCACTCCTTTTTCATTTAATAATTTATACTCTTTTGCTAAGATTCTTACATTTTGTTCAAAGTCACCTCCATTCAATTCAACAGTTTCTTTTGTTCTAGTAGAGAATCCTTGTTGAACTCTTAAAGTACTTGCTTTGACTTCTTTAAGTGGGTCAAGTTGTCCTTGACTCGGTCCATTCCATTGAGCTCCACTCCAAGCTTTTGTTAGCAATGGATCTTCTCCATAGTTCTTCATATCTACTCTACCTAGCAAATATGCTTCTCTTAACCATTCTTCATATACTACTTGTGTAAAATTGCTAGAGAACCAATCTCTTCTCTTTCTAAACATTTTCCAAGCTTCTAATAAAGCAGCTCTACTTGCTGAATAGCTAGCAGTAAAATGCTTAATTAGTAACTCGTAAGGAACTTCTAAAGCAGCTCCTATTTGTCTTAGAATTGCTGTTACAAAAGGGTCGAACTGTGCATTTGGTCTGCCAGGATTAGTTTCTTTTGCTTTTTCACCTGGATTTAATCCTACAACTATTCCAGGGCTTAATTCAATGTTTTCATCTGTGTTTGTATCAATCTTTTCAGTTTCATCCAAGACTTCATGGTCTGCAATATTAGCTCCTTGGGCATTATCCTTATCACTCTCTATAAAAATTGCATACATTCCACTTACCACTGCTGCCATAAGCTCTGCATCAGTATATCTATCTAGTTGCTTCAATGCTTCAATTACTGGAGATAAAATAGGTATACCTCTGACTTGCTCAGGTCTTTCCGCTAGCATTATGTGTAATATATTCAGTTGTTCCTGCTTTCCATAAACTGAAATAAAGTCAGTTTCTACATTTCCTAATACATCAAGCGGGTGTTTTCTTGCAACATAATACCCAGAGATTCTATTATTACTGTCGATTTTCACTCCATCAACAATGGTTTCATCATTTTGCAATGTAAAAGGGGTCATAACTCTGTCAGGCTCAATTATTTGTAGCTTTAAACTATAAGGATTCTTTGGTGTTTCAAAATAGTTAAATTTTACAAAACATTCGCCATTCAAGAGAATTGTTAAGAAGACTAGGTCTTGAACCTGGTCAAAATTCAAAACTCCCATCTGCTCAATCTTGTCGTCTGCCCAGAGTTTGAATTCTTTTTCAATAGTAGTTTCAATTGCTTCAGCTTCTTCTTCACTAATCCCTAAAGTTTCATAGTCAATTGCTGATTTTAGCTTTAATCCGCTACCGATAACGTTAGAATTAATAGTCTTCATGACTCCTTGAGCAACAGGAGCTCCCATATACAAGTCCCTTGACCGTTCTACTAGCTTTTTTCTATTCTTGTAGATGTCTTTTTTGACTCCTCCACCAGTAGAAATCCAGCCCTTCATAGAACTTTTTGTTGTAGATGCTCCATGATTAGAATATCCCGTGTTAAGAATTTCTATTTTTTTTCTAGCTACTTCTCTTTCAAGAGCTTTTTTAGGATTAAAAAAAGCAATAGCTTTGTCTAATAAATTCATTTTTCACCTCCTTTTGCATTAAAAAAAGAAGTTTAAAACCTATAAATCCCTAGGTATTACTCTTCTTCCTAATTTTTTTCTACCATTATTATTTAATTTATCAAGTTCGCCCTCCCAGAAGGCTCTACCTTTTCTAATTTCAGATAAATCTTCTCTTACAAGCTCTCTTGTACCAATTTTATAACTTTTTCCAGTTAACACAGCTATTTCTGCCTTTCTATAGACTTCAATCATCTGTGAACACTCTTCTCTAGTGTAATTCAATTTATAAGCTCACTCCTTTCGATAAAACTCTTCTTTTTGATACTTTCGTAGTCTTTTTCGTAGCTTCAACAGTATATTTTTTACTTAAGTTAGGATTTGCTATTTTTAATGCTGCATAAGCATAGTTCCTCAAGTCTAGAGGTTCATTTCTCTTAGTTCCAATAACTTTCCAGATAGTTTTTTTAACTCCTTTTTCCCAAACAGTAGTCTTAACTTCAGATGTTAATCCTTTGAAATATGCTTCATCATAGCCCCTGTCTATGTTACTTGGAAAGTGCATGTACATAGATCCTGGTTCTTCAATTTTTAATCTAGCAAGAATAGTTTCTTTACCTGTATTTACCCCTAAAGTGAACAATGATATTTGCATTCTATTAGTCCTAGATGGTTTAGATACAAATGCAACACCATCTCCACCTTTACCCTTAATAC